GGCAGCAGGAACGGGGTTTTGTCAGAAGATTTCCGCTAAATCTATCCAACTTCAGCACTGAAGGGAACTCCATAATCCACATTCATGATTTTGTCCATAAGTGGGCAATACACTGTGTCTCCAAGCGTAAGTGTTACTATGTGTTGACAAAGTTCGTGCAATTCGCTAGGAGCGAAATCATAACGGATAGCCCACTCCGAGTCAGGAATGGTCCACTTACTGAACGTGCGGGATGTGTTCATATCGTTATGTTTAAAAACAGGGTTTGCAACCCCATCTTTGTGCGCGAATCTTAACCGCATAGCATCAAGCACGGCACTGCGTGGTTCACAACAGTACCCTGCTACTACAGCTGAGAAGTATATCTCCATTTTCTGGATGTCAGTCATGCTATTGAACCTTAAAAGGTCCGATGGACTAGTCATCCCCACGTGTGACGCCTGTAGTACTCCGTAGACGGTACCAAAGGACTTTAGGAGGGCACCCCAAACTAATGGGCAACATGGTCCTTCCTCTGCATGCATAAAGGCTCTTTTAAGAAAGCAACCCTTCTGCAATTTCTCCACATCCTCAACCTTGACTCTTTGTCCAAAAGCCTCAGCCACAGTACATGAAAGTTCAGTGAACGACGAGTGCCCCTCGGGGTGGGAGCAAACCAGAATACCAGTCATCATCGACGTGTTAGCATTCTCTATGTGGTTCGCCCCGGTGGTATCTGGAAGGCCGGATCCCATGACCATACCGGTCGGGGTGACAATGAGATGGGCCTTCTTGTTATTGAGGTCTTTTTGGTTGGGGTGTTCAATTTTGAACGGCATGCACATAGCTCTAATGGCTGTGTCGGCAACTTCAGGGCTGCGGAGACTTTTTAAGGCGTGAACAGCAGCAAAGGCCGCAGTCATACCGGTGTCATTGGACTCGAAATCACTAGCTTTCCCACGAAGCACACGATTGCGAACAAAGAAGTAAAAACTATCGTCACTAAAGACTAAGCAAATACCTCTTGTCTGATCATCGAGTGGTGTATCCACACTGTAAGCAAGAGCCCACATCCATGCGTAAGAAACAGCTACAACTGACACATTCATCACCGTCACCACAATAAAATCGACGTTGGATCCAGGAAATAAGTCCTTGCTCGATATACACACGCACAGGTGATATTTGAGGACCATGGAATCATAGCCACTCACAACCGCCAGGGATTTGTAACTCACAAACAACCTACCATCTTTACCAAACTTGCAGTCCTCATCCTTGAAACCTACCTCGGGGCTGCTTATCAGCCCGGCCTCTTTATGTTGTTGTCTCTTCACAGTCTCAACGAAGAAACTATTCCAAAACATACGTCTGAGATTTTTTAGGGTAGGGTTATAATCAGCATATAGCAGCGCAAGATCCTGTATGCTACTATCTATGCCGGCATAGATCAAGTGGGCAATTGAGCACAGTGCCCCAGGAACTGAGCGGGGTGTGTTACGGAGAACAGGAGGCATATTAAACGCCATAAATTCTTCCGCGTAATCCTGCTCCTCATGATTGTTCCTAGCTGGCCTGCACAAAAACTGATCCCACATGTTCTGCATGGATTGGCCCAACCAGCCTAAGCACTCACACATTTTGGTCCACCAACTCTTCGAGACTAGCTTCACATAGGCGTTAACCTGATTGCGGCATGCTCTAAGAAGAAGGGTCCTAAAACGGTGTTCGGCCGTTAGCTCAAGATCGGCTCCATTGTACGAGTCATCAAAGAGTAGAAAACCTGGTATAATATCATCATGGTTGAGGTCGAAACGCTCGAACTCTGCTTCAGAATCCGTGTCGTCACCCTTGTGTTCCTCACCATCTTCTGGTGGATATAAACCCCTCCTAGTTTCCCTGAAGTCCCCAAAATCAGTGAAAACCGAACCATCTAGCGAGTAGATAGTTGAAGCTCTCCTGTAAGAGGAACCATCAGGTACTAAGCCAACGATACGCTTGAAGTTTTCAGACATCTGGTCTTGAAAGACAAAAGTCTGATTAGTTATGAGCATTTTCTCATACCTCAAGCATTCTTTCTCCGGGGCACCCTTAAACGGTTCTCTACACTTTAGCAATCTCGACATTGCATAACTCACATTGTTGGCACTGTGACACGGGTAAACAAACTCATTAGCTGGACGGATACGGAAGAAAACAGTTTTTTCCCTGTTTTTTCCTATACCATCGTTCTTAAAAAAGGGGACTTTATGATCCCCCTTTGACCATTCAAACCCGAACCCGCTGAAATGGAACCAGTCCTTCCTAACGTGGTATGGGTTTCCAGCAGTTTGCTCACCTTTCCACTTCACAATACCACCCCCTTTTGTCAAACCTCTGAACGGTTTGTCAGGATTGTACGCCGTTACTATGTGTAAAGCGTCGAGCTTCTTTGCACTCACATCTGCAGCATAGGTCAGGGACCTATGTAAAACGGCAGTGGTCATCTCATGTGACCAATCAACGAAGTTTTCAGGAAAATAACCGCTCGCTCCAATTCTATACTGCACAGCAGCATGCTTGGTCACGCCGTTCTTACTCCCAATCCAGTGGTTGACTTCCGCCGTGAAAAGCTCCTCAATGACTTGATAACTCCTGGAGGGAAACTTCTCAGACACACCAAAACAGTGAATTTCTATCATGGGTGTTTTTATGCGACAGGACTTCTCACCATCAAGTTGCACACAACCCTTATGCACGAATGTGCACATTGGGATCACGCACTCCTCTTTGACAAAATTTATCTCATCGCCCTGCTCGGTGATGTAGGGCACAAGGTACTCATCATCCTTCAAAACAAACATCTTTTTCTGAAAAATAAAATAATCAACCCCCCCATATGTGAACACAAAACAGGTGAACTTGTGGTCGTCTGTATTGGTATACGACCCATTGTTGCCATTGAGGTTAACGACCCTCGCAAGCTTCCTAATCACCCGCATGCTCACTTGGAGCCTGATGCCAAGGACTGGGACTTCTACGACCCCTTCATCGTCCAATGGCATCGTGACATAGTACAGGGTAATGTGTGCAAAGGAGTCAAGAAAAAACTCCTCATGTGATGGATCTACCGGTATATTTGAACCCCTCTCTGTATAAAGGTCCAAATCAAAGCCCAACCTATCACTCGCTAGGCAGTACAACTCAAACGAAGTCAACAACTCTAGGGAATTAATGGTAAAAACTTCCGTCACACCACGAAACTCGTACACAACATCATCAGATCCTGTAGCTTCACCGTTGCTACCATTCAAGTCGCTGGCAACAACATGTGAGTCACCTAGACCCCTCTCTTCAGCAGCTCGCCTCTGAGCCCTCTGACACATAATGGAATTCTTGTAACAGGCAGCTTTCCGGGATCTATTGGAATCTGGGTCCTTCGCCTTCTGGACGCGGTCCCGCGCAACCTCTGCACGTTTGGACCTGGCTATAGACCTTTTTAAATCGCGGTCATCCACCCTATCTCTGACATAGTCCTTGTAAGACTGGCCATTGATAGAGAAAATGTAATGCTCCCTACCTTTCCTGAGATCCCACTCTATGTAGGGCTTGGGTTTCCCTGAGCTTCTGAAATCCTCCAATATACCCACAAAATTAGGGGACTTATTGTCCCCATAAAGATAGTGATTTACCACACCCGGATCGACGCTTAACTTAACAGAACCATTTTTCTTGCGATAGTTCTGTCCAACGTGTAAACGAGAAAGAGTAAACGCTTCCTCAGTGAACGGTTGACGCTTTGTTTTAACGTAGTGGTTGATGAGTCCTTGATACGGGGAAACAGACTCATTACCGTGAATAGCACCTACATCAACAGCCAAGCCTGAGCCGAGAGCCATAACCGCAGCTGTGTCCAGTTCAAACTCGGACATTTCCTGCGGCTCGTTCTCGCGCACGTCTGGCGTGTCGTCATAAGAGCCGTAAACTTCGTTATCATGAGCGTAAGCTTGATGGCGTCGGGGTTTGGTAAATCTTGGCATACTAGTGTTAAAAATGTTAAAACCGCGGTCCAGAAAATGAGCTTCAGCCACAGGGGGACTATGGCGCTCTATCTGTAGCTACAAGGAGGTCATCAGCTTATACCGAAGCTGTTCTAAAGACCTCACAAAAACCCTCTCTTGCTTGCAACAAATACGTCGCTACGCCTTGGCTCTGGTAGCTAGAGCTATACGTACCTACAAGCTCACCGATGTTGAATCCAATGGTTCCAGGGGCAATAAGAACCATAACGACTGCCGGGGATGCGCAAATAAACCGTAGTGGTGGAACATCACCATTAAGGGATAGGTTTATATAATTAGCACAATTGACAGTAATTATACGGGGCTGAGCAGAGCAAAAGAAGAAATACATATACCGGTAAGGGCTCGATAATGTGTAATTGGCGCCATTAAATCTGAAAGCTGTTCCAAAAGCCTCAAATCTATTGGGTGGTGTTCGTGCGTCAACATAATACAGAGTCGAACTTGTAAAGCCATTAGTGTCCACTATAAACTGCTGGTTCCCAGTGTAATACACCAAATTGGCGCTATTCACACCAAAGAAATTCACAGAATTAGCAGTGAGTGAGAATGACTCTCTCGACATCAGTGAAGATGCTGTAGCGGAAGAGAAACCTAACTGATCAGTATCTAGGGTAGTGAAATTTCCATATGCAGGATCAGATAAATCGACTCCTGAAGATGTAATATTCGCTGTCCTAGCACCGTTTGATAGATCTATAGCGTCCGATGTGATCAAGTTGGTCGTGGAAGTGGAAGGATTCTGCCATCTTGCTCCTGAATATGAGTAAAGAGCATCTTGGAAACCTGTCTTCTTGCAACTTAGATCGGTGGGTGTAAGGGTGCTGGTGTTCGAAGCCAGCCCACAGGTGAGTCCCCCCAGACTCACTAAACCACTAAAGGATCCTGTTGACGCAACAAGACCCCTAGGAAAGTTACCTGTGGTACTAGCGGCACCTATCCCCTAGAAAGGGATTCCTGTGGCACTCACGAACAGAACAATCTGGCAGTTATTAAAACTGCACGTACCTGATGTCTTGAACTTGAGGGTGGGGGGTGACCCCGGTGTCGCACTTGTGGAAACCTTGTATGAACTAGAATAAGACATGGAGGTGGTATTCAAGACAACGGTACCTGCCGTACTACCAGTAGAGCTGATAGTTGACAAGTCATTGACTTGCACCGCTGAGGCAGTGCCTCCAGTGCCGAATATCTTGTTAGCATCAAGTGTGGCCGCGACGGTTGCAGTGAGGGTGACTGCAGCCTGCGTTGAGCCAAACCACGTTATGTTCGTGTATACATAATCGCCGGGCTGCACTCCAAGGAAAGTGATGATGGAGTCAGTTGCGTCTGCAGTTATAGTTGCATTAACCAGCTTCCCGTAGGCAAAAGTCACAGTTGCCGTGCCTAAAGGCTTGGCAGCTGTGATATCAGCTACGGAAGTTGAGTGGAAGCTTCCTGGCAAGTAGGACGAAATCCTAGGATGAGACAACTCAACATCATAGGTCACCCACAACTCACCAAGATTGGCTCCAGACGCAGAACTTGGGGCAGCAACGGCAATGTACATATTACCGAAATCGAATGGAGCAAGAGCTGCTCCCTGGGTTGAAGAAAATCCACTAAGGGCTGCGCTCCTCACAAGCAACCCCTTGGTACGAAAATCAGCACATTCCACACCGTACACACTACTTTGGTCAATGCGAGAAGAAATAGCGTTTTCGCTATTCTCCATCTCAAATTTTGATGCATACGGGGGTCTGGCCGGATTCGACTCGTGGCAAAGAACGACAGACCCCAAGGCTCCCCCTGTGGTGGTCGAATATGGGGAGCACGTGGACACGAACTCATAAGTGAGACCGTGGAACATATACTGCTCATAATTGGACGCAATTTGGGAGAGATAGGGGAAGGCATTGGTGAAGCCTGGCTGAATGGCATAAGAAGTAACAGTAAAAGGTGATTGAGAAGCCCCAGCAGCGTAAACGCCAGCGAGGACATCCCCAACATACTCCCTGAAACGTAGCCTAACAGCACCATTCCCAAAGGTTGGGGTCGTAAAGTCCTTGGACTTTGGGAAGATTGAGTTGTAGACGGGGGTCGGTGACACAACATAATCACCCGACCCAACAAGCCGCGCAAGGCGTGTGACCAAGGCATTGGAAGCTGAAGCTCCCAACAATGGGTTACCAGTAGCCTTGGTCACAGCTGCTGTGATAGCAGCTTTAGCGACATTTTGCACTTGTTTGTTCTGCGCCACAGATCTCATAGCTTTCATCACTCTAGATCCTTTATTCTGTGTTGTTTTCTTCTTGGTCGGCATTTTATTAGGAAAAAAGTTAAAACCGGGGTTTGCAACGGCGCCACTAAGCCCGTCACACCTTCTTACACACTACCAGCTCTTAATAGAGTCAGGAGTGCATTAACGTCTCGTGGCCTGTGTTAGACACGCTCGATCCGGAGTCAGGCAATTATCG